TGAATAACTAAAAGTATTCACCTTGGCTGCGGAGCAGGCTCGGGGACAAAAACGTAGAGTTGGTAAGTCAGAGGAGGGTGTAAGGGGGAGAAAATGATGATTGTTGTGGTATAGTTTTCTCGAATACCAGATAAATTGGACTAATTACCCAATTGAACGCGATTCCGTCCCGCTTTCTGGTATTCAATTTTCTGGTATTCAATTTTCTGGACGGAAAAGGACGAGACATGAATGACAAAGAACTTCTTACGCAAGAGCGCTTAAAGCAGCTCCTTGATTACGACCCGCTTACTGGCGAGTTTTCTTGGAGAGTGGCTGGAGGCAAGCGAGTTCATATTGGAGACACTGCTGGTCATATAAATCAGAAAGGCTATATCATTATTGGTATTGACTGGAAGGTTCACATGGCGCACAGGCTTGCGTGGCTTTATATTTATGGGTGCTTCCCATCAAAATACATTGACCATTTGAACGGTGTAAACACTGACAATCGAATTGCTAATTTGAGAGATGTGAGTACGCAAACAAACAACGAGAATAGGCGTAAGGCATTTAAATCAAACAAGGCATCTGGTGTTTTGGGTGTTTACAAGAATAAAGGCAAATGGAGAGCAATGATTGGTCACAATGGAAAAGCAATCAGTGTTGGCAACTTCCACACAATTGAGGAGGCTAGTGACGCATACATTGCCGCAAAAAGAAAAATACACGCAGGATGCACCATTTAAAAAGTATACTGTTTAGTAAATTAAACCGTGGATTCCCATGAAAAAAGCGCCAAAGCACATCATCAACTACATTCGTGAGCCTGAGACATGGGATGCCACGGCATTTGAAACTCAGATTCGCAGTGAAGTTGAAAGTTCAACTGGTGCGCTTACGGCAAGTGACGAGACTTTGATTGGAATGCTTGTGATGACCATGCAAAGCCTGATTGACGCCCAATGCGTCATCCAGACTCAAGGCATGATCGAGCATTACAACTCTGGCCCTGCCACTTCTCCTTATTACAAGATACGAACGGAATGTCTAGACAAGGCCATCAAGATACTGGCAGAGCTTGCGCTCGTTGCCCGTGGAAGGCCTAAGAAGACATCTACACCTACTGCTATAGATGAGCTATTCAACACTGCTTGAGCCTGCGTTTAAATACGCCACTGCCGTAGTTCGCGGAGACAAACTTGCGTGTGAAGATGTCAAGATTGCCTGTCAGAGATTCCTTGATATGGTTGAGCATAAAGATGCCCCATATGAATTTATCCCTGCCAAAGCCGAACACATCCTTAAATTTTCCAAGTTCTGTCGCCACGTTAAAGGGCCAGATGCGGGGAAGCCGATTGAGTTAGAAGGATTCCAAGTTCTATTCCTTGCAGCCATTTATGGCTTCAGGGCTAAAAAGGACAACTCACAACGATGGGTGACGGACGTTATATTGTTCGTCCCTCGAAAGTCTGGCAAGACAACTTTGGCCTCCATCATTGCCTTATATGAACTGCAATTTGGTGATGCTGGTTCTGAGGTGTTCACATTGGCGACAAACCGTGAGCAGGCATCTATCTGCTTTGATTCGTCCAAGGCAATCATGGAAAGCATGGTTCCAGAGCTGCAAAGTCGATTCATTCCCTATAGGAGTGAGCTGAAGAAAGCTGGTGACTCTACGTCAACCTACCGTGCTTTGTCGCGTGAGAACCGTAAGACTGGTGACGGTAAAAACCCATCTTGTGCCATGATTGATGAGGCGGCTCAAATTACTGAGCGTGGCTCGATTGAGGTGCTGCACTCAGGTATGGCAGCTCGTAAGAATCCGCTTCGTATGTATTTAACAACAGCGAGCTTTACCAAAGAGACTAAGTTCTTTGAGGACTTGAACCATTTTCGGGCTGTCTTGCGTGGTGCTGCTGTGGATTCATTCAGGTGGTTTGGGTTGCTGTATTCGGTAGACCCCGGCGACGAATGGTCTGACCCCGCTGTATGGGGTAAAGCAAACCCTATGCTTGGCGTATCTGTGACGACTGAGGCCATTCAGCATATGGCAGATGAGGCCAAAAGCAAGCCTGCATCACTTAATGAGTTCTTGTGTAAACAGCTCAACATCTATGTCAGTTCCAATGCTGCATGGGTCGACCGTAGATATTGGGATGAGTCTGAGGCTCCAATGTCCAATGAGAAGCCTGAAGCCACGTTTATTGGCTTTGACTTGGCTCACAGCCGAGATTTGAATGCCGTGGTGACGCTTCACCGATATGCCGAGGAAGACCTATACGCTAAGTTCAAGTTCTTTTTGCCAGAGGAGTCGATTGAGCTTATTCCGAACCATTACAAGTCTATTTTTAGTCAGGCTGTGGCATCTGGGATTTTGCATCTGACTCCCGGCAATGTGACTGACCTAAACGAGATTGAATCCTATATTAGCCAAGAGGCTGAAAAGTATGAGGTGAAAGAGATTGGCTACGACCCTTATAACGCTGCTGCTTTGGTGGCTAATTTGTTTTCTTATGGCTTGCCTGTCAAAAAGGTGGGTCAAGGCATGGCTGTCCTATCAAATCCCTCCAAGACTGCCGAGCAACTTATTCTCAAGAAAGCCATCAAACATGACGGAAACCCGTTCGTTGGATGGCAATTAGGTAACTGTGAAGTCTATACGGACGTTAACGGAAACGTAAAAGTCAGGAAAAATGAGGCTGACCCATCTGCCAAGGTGGACGGAATAATTGCAATGATTATGGCTTTGCACTGCCATTTAGATAATGTGTTTGTTTCAGACTCTTATGGACTACGTTTATTTTGAGTGATAACATTACGGAAACTAGGAGCTGATATGGCTATTCTTGATATTTTCAAACGTAAATCAACTAAGGCTGACGAAAGCAACACGCTTTTTGGTCAAACAGCTCTTGGTAACAACATTGTCTATTCAGGCAGCAATACACGTCCAACAGTAAACACTCAAATCCTATATGTGACTACAGCCAGTACGAATACTGCTGGCCGTCCTATTGATATGAGCTTGTTGACCCGTAATAGTACGGTTATGGCTTGTGTTGGTGCAAAGGCTCGTGCTTTGGCTCAATTGCCTATTAAGGTAATGTCAGAACAAGAGGATGGCTCGTATCTAGATGCTGTAAAAGACAAGACTGTTGGTATCCGTGATAAAAACAAGGCCAAGCAGGTTGCTAAGTTATTGAATAATCCAAACAACTTTCAGTCTAAATATGAGTTCTGGTATCAGTGGCTTATGTGGTTGGAATTATCAGGCGAAGCATTTACATTGTGGTGGAGAGAAGATCAAAAGAATCCTTCTCAGACTCCAATGGAAATGTATGTCTTGGATTCAACTCTGATTGCTGTAACCATCAATCCAGCTCGTTATCCATCGTATCGCCTGTCTACCCCTTCATACGGCTTCAGCAAAGATGAGCCTTTGGGCGCTCATCAAGTGATGCACGTTAAAGAGGCTGCTTGGCAAGGTTCTGCTGGTTTTAACAAAGGCATTTTGGCTGCTGAATTGGTCACTTTAGATCAAGACATCGACGTTTATGCCAACTTCATCATGCTGAATGGTGCAAAGCCAACTGGTATGTTTACTACTGAACAGGTCATTCCTGATGGTAAATATAAAGAACTGGCCTCTCGATTAAAAGAAACTTGGTCTAACCTTACAGGTAGCCAACGGACTGATGAGTCGAAGCCGGGCCAAGGTATGTTGCTTGACCAAGGCATGAAGTACACCCCACTACAGATTCTCAACTTGCAAGATACTCAGGCGCATGATTTGAAAATTCAAACCATGAAGCGTATCTGTGGATTGTTTGGTGTGCCTCCTGCTTTGATTGGAATTCAAGACCAGAAGTACAACAACACTCAAACCTTGATGGACGAGTTCTATAAGTCCACAATGTACCCAACAATTGTGAACGTACAAGAGAAATTGAAACAGCAGTTATTTAATGGCTACCCTTCTTTATGTATTCAGTTTGATACAGCAGATTTCCTTAAAGGCGCTCCGCTTGACCAAATGAATTACGTCAAAGCTGGTGTAGATTCTGGTATTTTGACTCCAAATGAAGCTCGTGAGTATTTGGGTAAAGCCCAAATGGAAGGCGGTAGCGAATTGAAGCAAGATACTAAAGCAAGCGACCCAATTGCAGGCTCAAGCCCTCAAGATACTGGTGGTGGTGGCGGGAATCAAAAGAGTCGTGCGAACATCGGTAAATAAACGTGTCGTTGATTTTTAAGATTATGGTAGCATCGTTGGTAGCGAATAGGCCCAATGCTATTTCGCCTCCAAAAAGAGGCAGGCCACAAAAAATAATACATGACATTGATTTATCCAAGGTCGATGAGGTAATCCATGACGCAAAATTTGATGATGGTGTGCGAGGCCAAACTGGTTCTCGAAAAAATGGACAACGTAGAGCCAACAGGCAATATTGAAGCAGTTGTCACAACTTGGGGTGCTAGAGAAGGTGCAGATGGACGCAAGTTCAACTATCAACCTGAAGCATTTATGCAATGGGAAGCAGGCTTTACTGAAGCTGGTCGTCCTTTGCCCATGTTCGTAAATCATGACGCTGATTCAATTCCTGTCGGTGAATGGACTAATTTTGAGTTCACTAAAGAAGGTATGTCTGCAAAAGGACGCCTTTATTTGAATACCACTCAAGGCTCAGACTTATATCAAGTGATGAGCGAATCTCCTAATATGTTTGGCGGCGTTTCTGTTGGAGCGTATGCTGAAGAATATCAAATGGTCGATGCCGATGGCAATCCAGACCAATCAGAAGACAGTTATTTCCAAATCACCAAAGGTGGCTTGCGTGAAGTATCTGTCGTAATGTACCCAAACAACCCAATGGCTGAAGTCAGCAAGCTGGAATATTTCCTGCCTGATGGCAAGGCTGATTTGCGAGTTTTGGAACAAGCACTGCGAGATGCAGGGCTAATCCGAAAGGATGCGGTCGCTGCCGCATCTATCTTCAAGAAAGTAATTGAACAGCGAGATGCTGTCAGTGAAACTCTTGAAATTGCGCCTCAACAGAGAGATTCTGGTGCGGAAGCGACCGAAGCGGAGATTCTCAAAGCTCTTGAGCAACGAGAACTCCTTAAACTGTTAGATAAACGACTGAAAGGTTAATCATGTCCCAAGTTATTCTCGAAAAATTGGATGCAATCGAAGCTAAACAAGCTGAAAGCATCGTCGCTGTTGAAGCGAAAATCCCTGCTGCTATCGAAGCTGTTAAAGCCGAGTTCAGCGAAATGGTTGCGTCTTTGGAAGCCAAAGTTGCCGCTATTCCTGCTCCAGCAGTTCATAAAGAACAAGCCAAGTCAGTTCGCGCTGATGTGAACCGTTCTGTTAAAGAGCAGTTGAAGGCAATCGCTGAAGGTAAGTCTTCGTTTGAAAAGCAACTGCAAGTTTTTGCAGACGAATCTCAAATGGAAGCCTACATGAAAGAAGCCTCGGCTCTCAGTGCTGGCGGTGACGGTAAAGGCGGTCGTACTGCTTATGACCCTGTGTTCGTTGCTCTGCGTTTGGCTAACCCAATGCGCGGCGTGTCTCGCACTGTGGCTACTGATGGCTCTAGCTATCAATTCCGTGTGAAAACTGGCAACGCTGGCGCTGCTTGGGGTTACGCAATTCAGAACAACGGTTCTGCAACTACTGAAAACACTTCAATCTGGCAATTGGTTTTGCAAGACTTGAACGTCCAGTTCCCTATCCGTACTGCCGCACTTGACGACATCGACGGTTTGGAAGCTAACGTGGTTGATGATATGTTGGCTGAATTCGCTCAAGCTGAAGCTCTGTCGATGATTCAAAACAACGACCAAGGTGCTACGACTCTGCCTTACGGCGGCTCTAACGGCTTGCGCGGTCTGAATCAGTACGCTGGTGCTAACGCAACTTATGCTGGTGGTACTACTTCTGTTGCTGCTTTCGGCACTTCAGGCACGGGTTCTACAAGCGGCTTGCATAGCTTGGCTACTTACGACCAATTGACTTCTAACGTGAACACTGTGGGCGCTGCTGGCATCACCTACAAAGACGTTGTGAACTTCATCTACGCTTTGCCACAACAATACTGGACTACCGATGCTAAATTCATCGTCAGCCCAATCTTGTTGGCTCAAATCCGTGGCTTGACAGACAGCAACGGCACTCCTGTGTTCGAGCGTATGTCTCCTCTGGAAACTAACGGTATCGTTGGTCGCTTGTTGGGCTTTGACGTTGTTGTGAACAAGTATTTGGACACTCCTTCGCAAACTACTGTCGGCACTGCTGGCACTACTAGCTTGTACCCAATGTACTTTGGTGACTTCTCTCGGGGCCACACTATCATTGATCGTTTGAACATGGTGATGCGTCGCTATGACCAAACACAACCGGGCTTTATCAACTTCTTTGGTGAAAAACGTCTGGCTACTTCTGTGCGCGACCCTAACGCAATCGTGCGTTACCGTTCGACTGGCACTGCAACCTGATAGTTGCCTTTGATGGGGCTTCGGCCCCATCTTTTTAACTCTCATTGGAATAAATATGACCATCACCGAAAAAATCTTAACTGGCATTAAGCAAGCCATTACCGAAGGTGGCAAAGTTGTCATCGACCTGAAAGAAGCCTCTGCACTCACTGGTTCTGGTTCAGGTGTTGGTGGTAATGTCGTGTTTGATGATGCGTTTGCCGCATTGCGTCAAGCCAACCCACTTCGCCAAGGTTCACGCCAAATTCCTATCGCTGGTTCAGACGCTCAATTCGTCGCCAAGACTGGTAACGCTGCAAACTCGACGAACCCTTGGGGTTATGAATTTACTCCCAACTCAGGCTCTCCTGATGTCGACACAAGCATTTGGCAACTGCCAGTTCGTGTCTTGGTAGCACAGCTCCCAATCCGTACTGCTGTCTTGTCTGATGTAAATTCTCTTGAAACATCTATCGTTGATGACTTGGCCCTTGAGTTCGCTCAATTGGAAGGCCAATCAATGATTCTTAATGATGACCAATCTGGTACATCGACCACTTCAACAGGTGGTGAGCTTGGCTTGCGCGGCTTGAACTCTTATGTGTCTGGCTCTGTCAGCGCATACGGCTCATCTGGCACTTCAATCACCAATGGCATCCATACGGTAGCCACGGTGTCTTTGGGTGGCTCTGCGGTTACATACAACAAGGTTGTGGACATGGCTAAAGCCTTGCCACCTCAGTATTGGTCTTTGGACGGTACTGCTTGGCAAATGTCTCCAGCAATGATCTTGGCTCTGCGTGAGCTGAAGGACACTTCTGGTATGCCTTTGTTCTTGGAAGTTGGTGATTCTGATGGCGCTTCTGTTGGTCGCGTCTTTGGTTTCCCCGTGGTTCCAAACCCGTTCCTCTCGACAGCATTCCCTATGTATTTGGCTAACTGGGACAGGTTCCTGACCATTGGCGATACAGAGCAAATGACTATTCAGATGTACGAGCAAACTAAGCCCGGTTATCTGACTCTGTACGCTGAAAAGCGTGTTGTATCTTCTGTGCGCGACCCATTTGCGGGTGTGCGTATGAGCGCAGCCTAAGAGGTAAAAAATGTCCGTTGATTCACAACTCGGTTACTTGAGCTACGGGTCGCCAACGCGCAACCCGTTCAACTATGCAAAGACAGAGCAAATCAGTCGTGACATCTCTACCGCTTGGCTGACACTTGGCGAAATTACCGACCAATTAAACTTGTTTGGTGACGAAAGCCAAGACTCATACCTATCTGGTCTTGAAGTCGCTGTCCGTATGACTATCGAGGATTTCCTCGGTATGTCTATATTTCCAACGTCATACCGTGTTTGGTACAACGCTTCTAGCCTGTACGGGACACCTTTGACATTGGATTTGCCAGAAGTAAGCCAGAACTTTAATCCTGCATTGGCTGGAGTTACGGTGAACTCTGTGAAGTATTGGGATGACAACAATCCTCCTATGCTTCATACGCTTGCTACAAACCAGTATTACTATGACCCGTCTGGTAATAAGGTTGTGATTGCGAATCTGCCAACAAATCTGAATGGCGCAATGACTTCGCCTGTAATTTGCGAGTACACGACAACAGCAAACCCCTTGGCGGCTTACCCCGTAATTAAACAGGCTGGTTTGCTGTTGTTGACTCACCTTTACAACAACCGCAGTGATACGACAGGCCCAATCCAGCACAATATCCCTTGGGGTGTGCAGATTTTGCTTCGTCCATATAAACCTTTGGTGATGTAAATGGCAATCGCACGTTTCGAGAATGTCGATGTAAACAGACTCACCTTCGGGACTGATTCCGTTGGTGAGTACACGACGACCATCTCAAAATGGTTTGCTACTCGCGCTCGTGTGCAAGATGTAAAGAACAATCTGGAGATTGACGCGAAATATCGTGTCTATCAAGACCTTGTTAATTTAGTCTTTAATTACACGCCAAACATGAAAGAAATCGTTGATAACCAAAACCTGTATTCAATTACATGGCGTGGGTTTGATTGGCGTATTTCCGATGTGTTTGAGTCGAATGATCGTATGAATGTTCGTTTGATGTGCTATCGCAATGACCCGTCTACAAGGGTTTAAAGATGACAACTCAACAAAATCCAACGAGATATGTAGAGGTAATTCAGGCTCAATTACAGGCTGTGCTTGGAAGCGTTCCTGTTTATTCGTTGATGAACCGAAACTATGCAACAGAAGGCTCTGGCTTCGTTACATGGCAATTGCGGAATATGCACCAACCTGTTTATACAGGTACAAATCAAAGCATTAAAGGCATTGATCGTCCAACTTTTCAAATCAGCGTTTTCGCTCAACACGCCAATGCTGCTTTGAATATTTCTAATACCATTCTGCAATCCCTTCATGGGTATTCTGGAATGTATGGTGGTTCTACTGGAATTTATATTGCAAAGACCGATATTATGTGGTTATACAACTCGTATGACGATAAATTAGGTTTGTACCAAATTTTCCTAGACGCTACAATTGATATACCGACATAACACGACAACTTCATCTTTAACCCGTTTTTAAAGGAAACGTCATGGCTCTCCCAAATAAAGTTTTACCCGGCTTTAGTGCTGCGCTGTATTGCCAGCCAACCGCAACTCCAACTCCATTGGCAACTGCTGCATTAGCAACTGTTGGTACTGTGGCTCCTTTGGCAATCCCTGCCAACCAATTGCCAGTTGAAGCTATCCCTGCTTTCGGTCAAGACGATGCTGTTGCTTCGTTTGCTGTTGCTGGTTCGCGTCAATCTGACAAAATCCCAACTCAAGCTGCTCCTACCAGCATGACCATTACTGCGGCTTGGAATCCATCGGATGCCAACCTGTTGTTGATGCGTGGCGATGCTTATAGCGGCGTTATCGACCGTACATTTATTATCTCTGCCACTGATGGCACTGGCATTGTGTATTACTCGTTTAACGGTCGTGTTGGTGAATTTAAAGTTGACTCAGCCCCCGGTGCTGAAGCCAAATGTACTTTCACTGTTCATCCTCGTGGCAACCAGTACGGCTGGTGTAACAACGCTTAATGATGAAAGTCATTGACGCTGTTAAGGAGCTGACCTCCACCTACAAACCTTTTGCAGAAGTTGCAAAGGGTCTTCAGGTGGACGCCAACGAGGTAGCTGCTGCATTAGCAAAGGCTATCCCCGAGAGCGAAGAATTCACAGTCCTTCGCGTACTCGCAGACTTGAATCCAGTGGTTAAAGCCACTGTCCAAGCCCCAGTCGAAATCAAAGACTAACCTAAGCCCCTTCGGGGGCTTTTTTATACTATATGACACATCCTGTAAATAACTCGCAAGAGCTTCTCCATTACCTCGTAGACCGTATGCTGTCAGGGGATAAAAATTGGTTCGACTATCCAGAGCAAAAAATTACTGGCATTTCGTTGGTGCATAACATTGCCACCAACCTTGCCGATAAAATGTCGCCTGAAGAAGTTGTAGACTATGTGGTGCGCTTAAACAACGCAATTTTTCAACGGATGATTTTGAGGAAATAAGACATGACACGATTATCAAAAGCCTTTGGCTCTAAATTCGACGAGGCGGTAAAGGAAATCCGTACTCGTACATTCACCTTGGGTAAGCACGAATTTAAGGTTCGTATCCCATTAAATGCTGAGATGGAAGCTCTTTCCAAGCGTATCTCTGATGTGGACAAAGACAAGGTTGAGGAACGTCTGAAAAAGATGACCGTAGCTTTGCGTGAGTTGCCGTCTGAGAATGTTGAAATCAAAGATGACGGCGATGTTGTTGTTGAAGGTCGCTCAACCCGTGAAACTGTTACATCTATCCTAATGTTGGAAGCCCGTGTTGTTGAATACATGAAGCTCCTGATTACAGAAGATGGAATGTTGGACGACATCACATACGAGGAAGTTGATGCAGAACTGCCTTTTGCATCTCAACTTGATCTGATGGATGCCATCTCCGAGGCTATTCAGCCCGGCTACAAGGACACTCGAAAAAACTCGTAAGGGATAATCGTCAACAAGCCAGAGCCTATATATTGGCTCATGGCGGTTGTCCCGACAGTATTCCGCTTGACGATATGCGGAACATTGAAATCATGATGAGTGACGGAATGATTGGCAATAAGGCTGTATTACTGGCCTTGAGTGTCTTGGCGACTGGGAATTTAAATTCAAAGTTGAAGCAAGGCGTCACTCCGTTTACAATTAAGACGGTTCTCCCGTCTGCACATGAATACATAATCCCGCCTCTTTCCGACGAGGAACAGGCATCTCAGGCAAATAGACAATTGCTGAGTTTCATGGCCTTAGCTCCGGGAGCGCCTCGCACGTTCACGGAAAGGCTTACATGACACAGATTATTTTCAAGATTGAAGGACTGGAGTCTTTGGAAGCCCAATTATTAGGACTTGCTGAAGGCTTCAGGACTGACCTTGTTCTAAGAAACACAATGACCAAGGCAGTCAAAAAAGCGATAGAGCCAATTGCTGCGGCAATGATGGAAACTCCTATACCTTACGACGAAAAGAACACCAAACATATTCACCTTCGTGATACATTGAGGGCTGAAGCAAGAGTTCCAAACGCTCAAGATAAAAACTCATCAATGGTTAATCAAACTGATGTTGTGATTGGGATTGTTAGCGTGAAAAAAAGTGCTGTTTCTTTATCTCAAGAGTTTGGAAATGCGAGAACTGTTGCTCACCCGTTTATTCGTAGTGGCCTTGAAAGGTCGTATGAGCAGGCGGTAACGATTTTCAAGAACGAACTCGCTGACTTGATTCCACCATACGCAGCAAAATTGGCTAAGAGGAAATAATGGCAAATCAAATTCTAGCCCGTCTGGGCATCGTAATGGGTGTTGACTCAGGTGAGCTTGAGATTGGCCTAGCCGCTGCAAAAGAAAAGTTTAAAGGCTTTACCAGAGAAGTAACTCGCCAATCCGCTGAAGCCGCCAAGATGACAATGGCGATGAACATGGAGATGCAGAGTTACGGAAAAACGCTGACAAACGTAGAAAGAGTTGAGCTTGAACTGAAAAGCGGAAGACTTGCTGGAAACATGGTTTCAGAAAAGCAGTTAAAACTTCTTAGAGAGACTGCCGCAGCTTATGACGCCATTAAAGTTGCTGCAACAAAAGCAAATACAACGCAAGCTGGTGGTGGTTTAAGTAACTGGCAAAAACAACAGGTTGCTTACCAAACAACTGATACTGTAACGAGTTTGATGGGTGGTCAAAACCCATTGATGGTTTTGATGCAACAGGGTGGTCAATTAAAAGATCAGTTTGGTGGTCTTGGCCCAATGTTCCGTGCGCTTGGAACTTACATTACTCCAGTTGGAGTGGCTGTAACTGCGCTTGGAGTTTCAATACTAGGGTCTGCTTATGCCATGTATAAAGGGGCTGCCGAACAAAAAGAATTTGTTAATTCTTTGGTTATTACAGGCCATTATTTAAATATTACAGAAGGCCAATTTTCATTATTAGCAAGAACAGTATCTGATAAATACCATACATCATTGTCTGGCATTCGAGAGGCTATGCAGGCTGTTGCATCAACAGGTCAGTTTACAGCTACATCTTTCAATTCTGTAACAGAAGTTGTTGCAAGAATGTCTAAGCTGACGGGAGAAGCTGCATCAACTATTGCAACAAGTTTGCTGCCTTCTCTTGATGGTTCTGCATCTTCTGCTAAACGATTAAATGACCAGTATCATTTTCTAAGTGTTGCCCAATATGAGCAAATTAGACAATTGGCAGCTCAAGGAAAATTACAGGAATCTATAAAGATAACATCTGATGCCTTAACTGTAAGTCTTAATAAGCAAACACGAGACATTGGTTATCTTGGTTCGGCATGGGAATCTGTTGCTAAATGGGCTGGAGTTGCCGTTCAAGCAATGAAAGACTGGGGGAAGACTAGCACTCCAGATGAAAAAGTAACAAAAGCATGGCAAGACTATGCGCGAAAAAAGTTCACGGCAGAAAGAGACAACGCTACAGAACTTCAAGTTTTGGAGATGAACAAAGCCAAGGCCATTTATGAAAACGAAGTATTGCTTCGAGGGCAAAAACTTGCATCTGATGCT